ACAGACGACCCAGATCAGATGTCTGACATCCTGTTAGATACTATTGGGCAGCTAATAGAAGCTGACAGGGCTGGAGATGGCCCTATCATTGAGGAATTGTGGGAAAAGGTTGAGGATATGATTACGAGTCTGGTTGAAGCTGTTTAAGCTATTCCTCGTAACGCACTGGTAGTACCAACGCTAGAAAGCAGGTCTGCGCTGTCAGCCTTGGTTGGGTCAAACTCTGCGTTGGTGGAGCGGATGTTTTTAGGGTCAAATATTATATCAATTGTTGCAGGCTCATAATCTTTAGGGATTGATGGAGGCAAGGCAACATCAGGCGTGTTTTCGAGCATTCCGCTTGCATTTACCTCATCTAGAATATCAATCATTTCCTGACTCATAGGCTCATTGCTGGCAGGTAAAGGTTTAAGCGGTATTTCGTTGGACGCTTTGTCAAATACATTGTTAATTGTTACAGAGTCATATCCTGCAAGTTGTGCGGCGTAAGCAATATCATCTGTCCGTGCTACATCACCCACACTTGAATGCAAATTTGCTTTTACCTCAGCAGGTAAATTACTAACAGGGATTGAGTTAAAGTTATTTCTACCGCCTTCCACAACAAGATTGTTTCCCTTGTTAAGATATGCAGGCACAACATAGCTTCCGTATTCTCCAGCATCTTCAGGGCTGCTAGTAAACATCTGGTAGTTTCCAGCTTTGTTTGGGTCGTATTCGCCACTTAGTCCTCTGTATGATACTCTGCTAGTATCAAACCCAAGGTCTTGCGCCCTCTGCATTCTGGCTTCTGGGTTCATCCAGCTTGGCGTTAGTTGGTCATTAACACGCTTGGTGTCTATGAGGGAGTCATCAAATATGACGTAATTGCTAGTGCCTTCACCTCTGTTTCTGCTCATACCATCAAAGTATTTAATACCTTTGACTCCAGATGCGCTTAATTCTTGAGATGCAGAAGCAGGACTTCTTCCCATCTGATCGGTGATAATCCTGTATATATCACTGCCTCTTAGATCGGCAGAATCTGCAACACCCAAATAAACTTTAGAGCCAGTGTCTTTGGATATATAGCTTTCCACACCATTAAGAGTCAGTATGTCATCTAATACCTTTTTAACTTTTTCTGGCTGCTTGCTATATGGCGCGTCCCAATCTAACAATTCTTCAGGAGACACATTTAGGTTTACATCATATCTGCTGGCTGCGTCAGATATTTCCTGTAACTCAGGCTTTACTAGTGTTGTATATAGTTGCTTTTCATCAGGGGAAAAGCCTTCTACAACATACTCTAGCTCATTCATAGTTTTTGCTTGGCTAATCCCACCAAGTATATTGTCAAGTTTTGTTTGGTTGCCAGCTAAATCATAAATCTCATTTAGGTCAATTCCTAAACCATATTCATCTATTGCCGCAAAATCCCGTGGGGTTTCTGTGCCTTCAAATACGTTTTTGAAAAGAACATTCAGCTTGTCATCTACTTCGTCAACATCTAATCCTTTTTCATCTGCAAGGTCTAAGACATTTTCTTTCCAATCCCTTGCGCCTTTGTAATCTATTAAGCCTTCATAGACATTCTTAAATCTATCTCTAAGCTCGGCTGTATAAGGAGTATCTACGTTTTTTTCTTTGAATCTAAGAACTGGCGAATTGAATTGATTGAAATACTCGTCGACTACGGTTGGATTTTCCGCAAAATACAAACCGTGTCCATAAACCTGAGCGCCTTCACCAGTGCCAATCTTATCCATTGAAAACTGTTCAAATCTATGCGGAGAAGCATGACCAGCAGGTATTACATTACGCAATGCTGAACCAACAAACTTAACACCCTTAGCCGCCGAATCCCCAATAATCGGAAGCGCACCAACAGCCGCAGCCAATGTGTTAATCCCTGTGCCTAGCATATCTCCTTGGTTGTAAGAGGTGCGTATATCACCTATACCTACAGCGTCACCAACAATAGGAGTAAAGTCTATGCCTGTCTCAACGCCTTCTCCAGCATTGATAAGACCTTGGCGATACCCACCACCTATGCCGCTGTCATCAATTAACTCACGCAGCTTGCTACCTACCGTAGCTCGGAAGTTAGGGTTGAATGGGTTGTAGGATGACTGAAACGCAGAGACTTGTTGGACTCTGCGCTTATCCAGTTCCTGTTGAGCTAACTCAGCGACGGTTGGCAAGGTTGATTAACTCCGCTTCAGACATAAAAGGGATTTGAGACTTCAACATCTGCTCTTCCATCATGTCAGACATCTTCTTCTGGTTGTCTAGCTGCTCACCCATTGCCTGAGCTGCTGTCTTGTCTATGGTAGCGCCAGCTTGCTGAGCCTTGATCTGTGTCTCCATGCGCTTTGTCTCAGCGTTGAAGGCATCAATCTGGTTGTCAGCTTGGTCACCTATAGCTTGGCTCTGGAGCTTCTGAGCTTCTAGCTGTAGCTTGATCTGCTCGTTCTGTAGCTTCTGCATCTCTACCTGAGCGCGGATCATCTCAGCCTGTGCCTTCTGCTGCTCTGCCTGAGCTAGAACCATTGCAGGGTCTGGCTGTTGTTGGCCTTGCATCATCTGCTGCTGCGCTGCCATTAGCTCCTCTTCAGTCATCTGAGATTGAGGAATTAGGCCAGCTTGCATCATCTGTGCGCGCTTACGCTCAGCTATCTGATTAGCCGCAGGGGTGTTGATGTTCTGCAACAACAGGTCACCAGCTATCTGCATGAGTGACGGATCAACCTGAGCCAAGCTAGTGATAGCCTCAAGTGTTTCTTGTTGGCGGTTGCGGAAGCTCGGCCCTGCCCGACAGATAACGTCATACACACCAATGGACAAGTCATTGACCGTAACCATCTCACCAGTTTCGTTATCAATAACGGTCTGGTTGATGTCAGCCATATCGTAGGTGTCGTCTTCACGCAGCACACGGATAGTTCGTGGCGTGTCATAGACTTTAGGGATAGCGTCCTTGATGAGATTACCAGTGGCTTGTATGGCTATCTCCATTGCACGAGTGTACTGGTAGGTAGCGTTGTCGCCTTTGTTCTGGAGCTGACGGATTGCTACGCCTGACTGTGCGTTGGGGTTGTCGCCCATATTCGCAGCAAACATACCAGAGGCAGCATTCATCATGCCCTGCATCGCAGTAGCTACAGTCCTTAGACCTGCGTTGATCTGTGCGCCACCGTTCTGCTGTGGTACTTGTGGAAACTCTGGGTCAGGGTTAAAGAACTGCACTGGGTCAGAGTTAGTGTTGAGCGTAGCTAGTTGGTCTTCATGACCAGCAGCCTGAGTAGGAGTCATCCAATACTTAGCCCTTGGAGCTAACGCACCTTCCTCAATCTCACGGCTCATGGCGTAGTTCAAGACACGCTGAGGATCAAGCAGCTTCTCTACAACACCCCAGTAGATTGTTTTATTCTCAAAGACTTTGTAGTTACCGTAGACAGGCACAATAGGAATGCGGTTAAACACCGTGTCCTTGTCGTCTTCTAGCCAATCTTTACCATCAAAGTACCTTGAGCAGACCTTGTGCATCTTGCGCTTGCGTCGGCGTACCTCAGTGACTCCCATCATCTCTAGGTCGTCTCTGATCTTCTCAAAGTCATCATTGACTTCGTGGGTCTGACCATTAGACATCAGCACTAAGTCACGGTCTTCTGACTCAACATACAGGAACTCACCCACCACAATGACTTCAGCCTTGTCGTAGTATGCGTCGCCTTCACGGTCATCTGATACGGACTCTTCCGAGCCTTCAGGCCATCGGTTCTGGTATTCATCAATCGCCATTGGATGCAAGACAAACGCATAGCGTGAGTCAGACTTATCTTGCTTCTCTGCCGCAGGGTCAAACCATACCCTGTCTAGCGGATTGGCAATCTTCTCAATCATGATGTCCTGATCGAAGGAGTTGTCATCTGCAAACTTAGAGCAGACACGCCACGCATCAAAGCCACCTGTCACCATGCCACGGCAAGATTGAGCGTAGACTTGCTTGGCGTTAGAGAGATTCTCAATGTTACGGATAATGCCGTCGTAGGTATTAGCAATATCCTTAGTGGCGTTACCACCAGCAGGAGAGACTCTGATGTCAAAGTCTGCCTGCTCAATCTCTGAGGCTATTTGAGAGACGATAGGGTTTACTTGGTCAAACGTGTAGCGTGGCTTGTTCTGGTTTGAGTGCCACCAGTAGGCCTCCCACTGACCGTCACGTTTATCTAGGAACAGATGCGCCTCACGAGCCATCTCACGGTTATCATGGTCTGCCTGTTGGCAAGCAGAGAGAAGGTTGACCACGCTTTGATGGTCGTCGTATTTATCCTTGTAGGAAAGATCGTCTTCGGTGTATTCGCCAGACTCTTCCTTCTCTTCCATTCCGTTTTCGTACTCAGCCATAACCTAGCCCCAGCCAGAGAAATTGATTTTGACAGCCGCTTTCTGGACTGCCTTTGGTGAAAACATAGACATCATGAGTGCGTCTCCCATGTTAGGTGACGGTAACTCATAAGGCTTCTTTGCCATGTCTATCTTCGACATTATCTGGATTTTACCATTATTTGAGCGTTTTTGCGGTATTCTGCAAACTTCACTGCGTAATTGATCTAGTACAGGTATTTCACTGCTCAGAGAGATAAGCTCGTCAGGGTTGATGTATTCACCCTTCGTGACAGCTCGGTAGGTAGCCTCGAACCTATCCCTGAGCTTCCACCAGTATTGCGCCCTCTTGTTAAAGAACGTGTCCTTGTTGGTCTTGGAGTCTGAACCAGAGTAGGGGACGTTGGCATCATCAGGAGTCTCTGAGCCACGGAACTGGTGCTTCTGCATGGAGGTAGACTCTAGCTCTTGGTCTACCTGACGCTTGAGAGATATACCTAAGCCGTCACAGTCCCAGACAAACCAATCAGCCTGCGCTTCACGAGCCTTGCGTAGCGCCCAATCCATTCCCTCATTGCTGTCGCCTGTTACCTTTTCACACACATCCAAGACTACAGAGCCTTTACGCAAAGCAAAGCCCTTGCTGTCTCCACCCTCATCAGATGGATCGTGTGAGGCTATCAATGCGCCTGTAGGCTCGAACCCGAGCTTCTTGTGTGCATCTATGGCTGCGTCATACCACTCGGTTGGGATGATGTTATCTTCAACAGAGTCGTAGTATTCGCCTTCCCAGATGTGTTGGAACAGAGCAGGAGACATTCTCTCCCTGTCGCTGTCCATCTCTTGCTTTAGGACTTCAGGCGCTAACGGATTGTCTGTAATATTGATGACGACTATCAGATGCAGGTCGTCTTCGTAGTAACCATCTCTACGGAGCTGCTTCTCAAACGGCTTGATGAACCTCTGGCTGAACGCATCCACAC